CGTCCACGCCTTCCGGTTCCTCCGCAACTCAACAACGAAGGCGACAGATCACGCGCTACAAAAATACGACAACTTCACCCGCTACGGACAGTTGGCCTTGACCCCCATGTAAACGGTGTTGCTCGCGTCGCGGTCCTGCAGCGGATTGTCGAACGTCACGACATGCGCATCGCACGTTGCAAAGACACCGGCCAGCACCGCCTTGAATGTCTGATCCGGCGGATCGTTCGACCACAGCGCGAATACGCCGCCGGGATGCAGATGTCCGGCAAGCCGTCGCAGGCCTTCCGGCTCGTACAGCGCCGCGTGGCGCGGATGCAGCAGGTTGGTCGGGGAGTGATCGATATCGACAAGCACCGCATCGAAGCGGCGGCCCGGTGTTTGCGGGTCAAGGGCGGATGCCGACATTGCGAAGAAATCGCCATGGACCAACCGGCAGCGCGGATCCGCCATCAGCTGTTCGCCGAGCGGCAGCAGGCCGCGCTCGTGCCACTCGATCACCTCGGCCAGCGCATCGACCACCACGAGCGAACGCACCCGCGAGTCTTCAAGCACCGCCTGCGCGGTGTAACCAAGCCCGAGCCCGCCAACCACCACGTCGAGTTCTGCCCGCTCCAGCGCCGCCAATCCCAGCCGCGCCAGCGCGATCTCCGCGACCGTGAACAAACTCGACATCAAAAACTCGTCGCCGAGTTTTATTTCGTAGACGTCGATGCCGGAGGATAGCTGTCGTCGCCGCCGCAGGCTGAGCGCGCCCATCGGCGTCGGGCGAAAATCCAGTTCTTCGAAGTACACGCTCATGCGCCGACCGCTCCGGATGTCATGCAAACGGCGCCCCAAAACGGCCGCGGGTTCGCCTCAAGCAGGTCGCAAGATCTTCAGGCAGGGTGGCATCCCTTGTAACCTCCTCGTCTTGCTTGCCAAAGCCGGTCCCTGGCGGCTAGAAAGACCCTCAGCCGACGGGATAAACAAAATCCCCTCGCCAGTGATTGCCGGCACGCGTCTTAAGCTTTTGAGACTGCTCAGCAATTTTGGGGAATGGTGTAACGGTAGCACAACAGACTCTGACTCTGTTTGTCTAGGTTCGAATCCTAGTTCCCCAGCCAATAACATCATACTCTAACAAAATCAAATACTTAAGACAACCACGAGACGGAAAAACTGGGGTAACTCGTAACAGTTTCCCGTGTGTTACGCCCGGGGTTGGTGCGCGTAACGTTTCTAACAGGTAGAGACGTTACAACTATCTGATATTGCTGTGTAATTTGTCTTTATTCCGACTCAATTTCAAGCGATACTTATTGCGACCGACGGAATCCAGCGCTTACCCAAGCGCCCTGAACCTAAGGCAGCAACAAAACCGGGGATTTTCCCCGCCGATCGCACCTCGCGACGGCACCCTTTTGTTAGCGAGCCAAGTTGTCGGTCACATCACGTATTCAGAAGTTGTTCGGCCTTGAGACCAAGGGCGCGCTAGCCACGCCTGAGTCTTGGCTGCTGGAATTGTTCGGCTCTACGCCCGCCGCTTCCGGCATCAATCCGACGCCGCGAACTGCGATGACATGCGCGCCAGTGCGGCGCGCCGTTCAACTGATCAGCGAGTCCATCGGACAATTGCCGGTGCACGTTTACGAACGCGGTGCTGACGGCACCAAGGACCGCGCGCCAGATCATCCCGCCTATACCCTGCTTCATGATCAAGCGAATGACTGGACACCCGCGTCCAAGTTTCGCGAGGAAATCACGCGTGACGCCCTGCTCTATCCGAACGGCGGCTTCGCATTCATCAATTTCGTTGACGGGAAGCCATTCGAGCTAACGCGACTCAATCCCGAAGAGACACCGGTCACCGTCAAGCACGTGAATAGCGAGCCGCTCTATAAGATCGGCGACCGCACAATCCCACGCCAGAACATTCTGCACATTCCGTCGCCGTCATTGAACGGCTTGGGATTGGTTCATGACGCCCGCGAAGCCATCGGCCTCGCCATGGTCATGGAGCGCCACGCTGCTCGACTTTTCGGCAACGGCGCGCGGCCTAGCGGTCTGCTGTCGCTTGAAGGCGTCAATACGCCCGATGGCATCGCCAAGGCCAAGGCCGCTTGGCAGGCCGCGCACGGCGGTAACAATTCAGGCGGAACTGCCGTTCTTCCCGCTAAAGCCTTGTGGCAGGCGCTCACTCTCACGTCAGTTGACGCGCAGTTCATGGAAATGCGCCGGTTCGCGATCAACGAAATCGCGCGCGTGTTTGGTGTTCCGCCGCATATGCTTTTTGAAATGGAACGCGCCATCAAATCCAACGCGGAGCAAATGGGCCAAGAGTTTCTCACGTATTCGGTTATGAGCTGGATCAAGCGTTGGGAAGGCGAGATTCGGCTTAAGCTCTTTTCGCCCGAAGATCGGAAGATCTATTTCGCCGAATTCCTCACCGACGATTTCGCCCGCGCTGATCTCGCTTCACGAACTGAGTCTTACGTGAAGCAAATTGCCGCGCGCATTCTTAATCCGAATGAGGCACGCGCCGCAGAAAACAAACCGCCTTACGAAGGCGGCAACGTTTACGCAAATCCGAATACCACGACTGAGGTGCTTCGCTGATGCTTAGAACCATCCATCTTCACGGTGCGCTCAAAAAGAAGTTCGGGCCAAAGCATCGCTTCGACGTTCAAACGGCCGCAGAAGCGCTCAGGGCGCTCAACTGTGCGTTTCCGGGCGAGTTTGTCGCTGCGCTACAGCTCGGCAGCTACAAGCTTGTGCGGGGCGCGCTGCGAACGGGCCAGAATATTTCCGACATAGGGATCATTACCGATCTTCGTCTCGGCATGGCCGACTTGGCGGCGCAATCTTTATGTCGGGCGGCACACTCGCGGCCCCGCTTGCTTCGAGCGGCCTCTTGAGCGGCATCACTTGGGGCAACATCGCAGCGGTCGGGTTGGGCGTTGCACTAGCCGGAGCCTCCACGCTGCTCACCAAGCCCGCGTCCACGATCGACAACGAGAAAGACCAGTCGCGTAATTTCAGCGGCGTCAGTGCCAATGGAAATCAAGGCGACGCGATCCCTCTGATCTATGGCCGAACGCTGGTGCCCGGCACGCCGATCTCGTTCGAAATCGATATTGAGGACACCTTTGTCTACAACGGGACGGAGGGCTCCGATAATTGGGGTTCTCTTCCGACCCTGCCGGGTGTCGCATGACCATGACACCGCACCGGGCCTTCTTTGGTGACGCCGAATATGATTTTCGAATCACGCCACGCCTTGTCATCGAGCTTGAGCACAAGACCGGCGCTGGCATCGGTGCGCTTTGCCGGCGCGTGTTCGCGCGCCAGTTCGCGCAATCCGACATTCACGAAACTATTCGGCTAGCATTGATCGGCGCTGGCCTCGCACCGGAGCGAGCCGCCGCATTGATCGCCAGCTACGCGGTCGATCGTCCGCTTTCCGAGATTTACCCGCTCGCTGTCGCAATTCTTGACGACCTCTGGTTCGGCCAACCCAAACATGAGGCGCAAAATGGACAGGCTTGAAATCAAGGCAGCGATCACCGTTGACGACGCTGGCACGATCACCGGCAACGCGTGGCCTTTCGGTTCCGCCGATAGCAGCAATGACATCATCACCAAGGGCGCGTTCAACTTCGCGGTCGCCGAATTGCCGATGCTGTTCGGTCACAACCCGGATGACCTTATCGGCACGTGGAACGAAGCGACCGAAACGGCGGACGGCCTTGTCACCAAGGGTAAGCTGCATATGGAGCAGCCGCGCGCCCGTGCCGTGCATAGCCTGATCAAGGGCGGCCTCGTTACCGGCCTGTCGATCGGCTTCAAAACGAAAGCGTTCACGTTGCGAGGCCGCAACCGCGTCATTTCAGCGCTCGACCTATTCGAAATCAGCGTCGTGCGCAATCCGATGCATCCCCGCGCCCGCATTCTTTCCGCCAAATCTGAAAACACGGCCCTTGCCATCGCCGAGGCCATCAACCGCGCCACGGCAGCGCTTAGGACTGAGGACCACCGATGAAAAATATCGCACGACTCGAATTGAAAGACGCAGGGGACGAAAACGATCCCGCGACGATCGTTACCAAGGCGCTTGCTGGTTTCCAGACCGCGCTGGACGATCGCTTGAAGCCGATCGAAACCAAGTCGGCCGATGACGCCAAGCTGAAGGGTCGGCTTGACGCGATGGAAGCCAAGCTGAACCGTCCTGGCACTGTCGAGTTGAAAGCCGACAATGAGGACGGCGGAATCGAACGCAAGGCGTTCGCATCATTCGTGCGCAGCGGTCGCGAGGGTATGGACCCGCTGGAGGTAAAGAGTCTCGTCGTCGCCAACGACGCGCAAGCCGGGTATCTGGCCCCGGCTCAGCTTTCGACCGAAATGATTCGGCTGCTTACGTTGTTCTCGCCCGTTCGCGCGGCGGCAAAGGTCGGACAGACCGGCGCACCTTCCGTCATCCTCGGCAAGCGCACCGGGATCACCAACGCCAAATGGGAAGGCGAAATCGAAGACGCGGAAGAGTCGGAACCGGCGTTCGGTCAGTTGGAAATTCCGATCTTCGGGATGAAAACCTACACCGATATTTCGGTGCAGCTGCTCGAAGATTCGGTTCAGAACGTCGAAGCCGAATTGAACCTCGCACTCTCCGAGGATTTCGGCAAAAAGGAAGGCGTCGCTTTCATCAATGGCACCGGCAACAAGCAGCCGCGTGGCATCATGGTTCACCCGGACGTTGCCTACACGGCCAACGGCCATGCGACCATTCTGAGCG